AAACTTGCTAAATCAATATTAATCGTTTCACTATCTTTTGATTCTGCTAAAGCTTCTCCACTAACTTTCATTCTAATAGTATTAGTTGAATCATACATTGTCATAGTATTATCAGCAACAGTAACTCGTTTACCTTCATCAGCAGTAGAAACTTTTCTAACAATAAGACGATTCATAAATGAATCATCATTAATTGTAAGTTTAGAAGCAGTTATTTCACCGCTAATTTTAGCATTTTTTGCTGTTAATACTCCACTTTCATTTACAACAAAATTACCACTTGTTGTAGTAATTTGAGCAGCAGCAAGAGTTCCACTTAATTTAGCATCAGTAGCAGTAAGTATTCCTTCATTACTAACTTTAAATTTAGCCATATTTGTAGCAAAAGTATTTGCTACAACATCTCCTTGTATTTGAGCACCGTTACAATGTAATATACCATCACCATCGAAGTAAGTATTTGAATCATTATACTGAGGAGGTGATACCCATTCATGTATAGTATCATCATAAGTACCAGCAACTATTCTTTCACCATTAACAAAAAGATTAGCAAAATGACCACTCATTGCGTTAATCTCACCTGTAACTTTTGCATTAATAAGTTGTAAGTCACTAATATCTGCTTTAAGAGCAGTAAGTTTATCAGCAATAGTTTCTCCAGTAAGAAGAATTTGATCAGCATTAATAGAAATACTTGAATCATTATTTTCATTAATTTTAGCAATAATAGAAGCACTTGTAACTTTATTTGCAACAACTGCTGCTATTTGATCGTCAGTTATACTAATTGCTGCAAGTTTACTATCAAGAGTATCACCTTCTTTTCTATCACCTAAAAATTTATTAATATCGTCAGCACTTGCTTGTGCAGAATTAGCACTTGCTACAGCTAAAGTAATGTTATTTTTATTTTGTTTAATTTCACTAAAGTTATAAACTTCTCCTGTATCTGGGTCTGTTATTAATTCAGAAGCAATAGTTGTAATAGTTCCTTTTTCTTCATTAAGTTCTTGACTTAAGTTAGTCTTTGTAATAACACCTTTTTCTTCAATTGCTTTTGTCACTGCTGTTGTAATAGTACCATTAACTCCATCTATTTGTTGGCCAACATAACTTGTTGTTGCCATATCTTTTGTTTTATCATTAACATAATTTTCATAAGCAGTTTTAATAATACCATTAGCACCATCTATTTGTTGACCTACCCAATTTTGTACAGTAGATAAATTAGTAGTATTATCAGTTACATATGTTTGATAAGCAGTAGTAATTGTTTTATTATTGTTATCAAACATTTGAGAAAGAGATTCAGTAGTAGTATATTTTTTATTATTATCTGTAATACTTGTATCAATAGCAGTTCGTATAATACCTTTTTCACCATTTATTTGTTGTCCTAACCATGTTTCAGTTACATAACCACTTGTTTTATCTGTTATACTTTTTGTAACTTCATTTGTAATAGTTTCATGTAATAAATCTAATTTACTTTGAACTTTAGAAGTAACAGTAGAATTAGGATCATCAAGAGTTTCAGAAATAGTATCAGTAATTGTTTTATTAATACCATCCATTTGTCTCTTAAGTGCAGTAACTGTACCTTCAGGTTCTGTTCCTGTTAAAGAATTAATTTCATCAGTAATCGTTTGATTAGTAGCATCTATTTGACGTTGTAATTCAACAACAGCTCCTGTTTCACCATCAAGTTTTTCTACTCTATCAGTAATTTTTCCAAGTTTACCATCCATTGTACTAATAGCTTTTGTATTATCTCCAGTTTTAGTATCAATAGTTTGAACTTGAGAAGTTATTGTTGCATATTTACCATTCCATTCAGTTTTAGCAGAAGTAATTTCTCCAGAAACAGTATCAACTCGTTTTGCTTCATTAGTTATTTTTGCATCAAGAGCATCTAATGTTTGATCAACAGTATTTAATGTACCATCAACAGTATCAAGATGTTCACCATGACTTTTTATTGTACCATTAATTGCGTCTATTTTAGTTCCAACATCTGTAATACTTCCATCAATAGTATTTAAATGAGTTGCATGTTGTTCTACTATTGCATTAATTCCATCTATTCTTATTCCTGCACTTTTTATAGATTCGTTTGCTGCATTAATGCTTTTGGCATTTAAATCTATACTTGCAGTATTTGCTGAAATAAGAAGATTTGCTTCATTAATTCTATTATGTTCCTTATCAATATATTCTGTATTAGCAGCAATAGCTCCTGCATTTTTATCAATTAATAATTTAGCATCACCAATACTTGTTTCTGCTTCAGATAATCGTTTCTTTGCTGCATCAATTTCACTTTCAGCATCAGTAAGTCTACCTTTAGCTGCTTCAAGTTTATCTTTTGTGTCATCAATTTCACCATTTGCTGTTTCAATTTCACCTTCTAATTGTCCTTTAACTTCTTCAAGATGTGCTTTAGTTTTTTCTAAATCTGCTTTAGTAGCCTCAAGTTCAGCATGATGATCAGCAATAATTTTATCTAATTCTGCTTTTTTATTATTTAAATCATCTTTAGTATCTTGAATTCTTTGATTAACGTCTTCAATATTTTGACGCATATCTTCATCAATTTCATCATGAAGTTCTCTAACAATCTTATCAGAATATTCCCTTGCAGCAGTAATATCTTCTTCTGCTTTAGCAAACTTTTCTTTAAGAAGTTTATCTAAATCATCAAGTTCTTGATCAATAACTTTTCGTTGTTCATCAATTTCTCCTTTCTTATAATAATCAGATAAATCAATATAACCACGAAGATTATCCCAACTTGTTCCATTCCATGCAAAATTATCACCTGCGTTTACATCATGTTCTTTATCTGCTTGCTCTACATTCCAAACATCTCCAAGAACCATATTTGTAATAGCAATAAGTTCTGCATAAGTTTTCTTACTACCTTTATATTTATAAATAGTTGGAAGTTCAGTAGTAATATAAACTTTCACTTTTTCCCAAAAATAAGAAAGTACTTCTAATCTAATCAATTTCATACTGAAAACATATCGTTAATGTCCTTTTCAGTGGCCATTTCGTACTCTAAAACCTTGCTTGGTATAGTCCCCCCGTAAAGGAGTTTGAGTTGTGCAGAAACGAAGTTATGGAGCGTTTCAGCCACTTTTATATTTCCATTGTTGTACGCAGCAACCGCTGAAAAGAAAATGTTCTTACATTCTATCAACTTTCGATTACTATCTTTACATCCATTCTCACATCCTTTTAATAAATCAAGTCCATATAAGACCATTAGGTTCAATAGTTTCTTATATGTTTCATCAAATTCATCGGGTATTTGAAATACTATTTGTATCATTTTGTTAAAACGTTAATTAAATTTTCAAGTAAATTTTTATTATAATCATCAAGATAAATATCTTTAAAAGTATCAGCAGCAAGTAATTCATGTAATACAAGAAATTTCATATCATCACATTTAGTAGGAGTAACACCCATATTTAGTCTTGTAATTCTTCCTAAATCATATTTAACAACATTATTTTCAAATGTTTTATCTGCTGTTCCTGTTGTTATTTCATTTGTTGGCATATTATTTTATTAATTATAAGTTGCATATTTATTTATAACATGAACACAATAAGAATCAATATTTATATGAATTTTATTATTTACATTTTGTATTCTTATTTCTTTAGATTTATTTGTATCAAATATAATAGTTATCATATCAGACACAAGTTCATCTTTCCAATGTTCTTCAAGAAATTCAGAAACTCTTGTTCCTTTAGTTTTAAATAATATAAGATTACTATAAATATTCCAATATTCAGTAGAAACAAGATGTTTAATGTTTTCTTCTATTGCTTCTCTATTATCAGTTACATTATTATTAATTATTGTAGTTATTGCATATTTTACTATAGAATCAGAAAATCTATAAAATGCATTTTTAATTGCAAATTGACATTTATCTTCATCTTTTTCAATAATATCTTTTGTAAAATATTCAAGAAAACGATTAAGTTTTGTAAAACTTTCTACAAGATTATCACTAATAAGTCCTTGTTTTTTCTCTTTTTTAGCATCAATGATTTTTACTATAACAAGGTAAATTAAAATTATGACACCAGCAGGAACACCATAACTAAAAGCATTTAATATATCTGCCATAACAACAAAAAATGCGGCTATTGAACATATAAAATATATATTCAATAGCCGCATCATCAAGTCATTAGACTATCATTCTAAAACTATGCAGCAAGTGCATCAAGAATTGCTTCGAGAGTTGCAGCTTGAGCAGCCTCAGCAGAAGCAGATTTCTTAGGAAGCACAATCTGTACAATTTGTTTAATACCAGTATCGTGAGTGGCAACTTCCCGATGCTCTACAAAACTTATAGTATAAACTACAAATCCGTAATCAGTAAACGACTGTGAAGCAAATGGATTATCAACCATACCCGGATAAAGAAGAGTAACATCATCTTTAGCAGTGTATTCAAATCCTGCATCAGCAGAAGCCTTGCTTAAAATAACTTTCATATCTTCCAAATCATTCATAGGAAGAACTCTTGCTGTAACAGTAGCAGCAAAACCAGAAAGCCCATCAGCAAAAAGAAGTTTATAATCAGAACGTTTATCTTTAGCAGTAAATGTAACTGTAGAAGTACTTGTAGAAGCAGTAGCACCTAAAGAAACATTTTCATTAACAAATTTAACTATCGCAGCAGCAAGTTTTTCAGCAGTATCGCCAGTAGCAGCACGATAAGTAAATGTCCACTTATTACGCTCATTAAAAGCAACTCCCTTTTTAGCAAAAATTACAGTATAATCATCGCCAGGAGTAATAGTAACAGCAGAAAGGTCAAGAGTAGCAGAATAAACACTTCCTGTAACAGGAGTTGCTTTTACATACTTAAATCCATGCTTTGCAAATGGAACTATAATGTCACCACCTTTAGCAGCAGACCTTTCAACAACAATATCGCCATATTTAACTTCAGAAGCATTAGAAGCAGTAATGGCAGTTTTTACACCTGCTTTGGTGTAATAAAGTCCAATAAAACCATCAGAACCAGTAGCACTAACAGTAGGACTTCCAATAAGAACCTGTCTCATATATTTTTATATTGTTAATTATTATCATTTGTAGCAGCAGGTCTTGATGTATAACCAAGAGAAGTAAAATATCTCTGAACAGCAAGTTCAACAATTTCGTGATGTAGATAATCAGGAAGATTACAATCTACATTAGAATCACTATCTTCACCTACAAACTTAACAACATTCGGTTTAATCAGATACTTAAGTCGAAGTTTATAATCGTCATATGAATCCTCCCCCGTAAAGACATTGATATTGAATGATAATGCATCTCCTACCAAGGTATTATTTACACACATTATTGGATATTCAATAGAAGGTCTATTACAATAGTCATTAAGAGTATTATCTAATTCGATAGGGTCAATTAAACGACAACTATATCTTTTTCCACTTAATTCATTATAAATGTATCCACCTAAATAAACCAAAACATCTTTTGGTGTATCTGATTCATAATAGAGAGTCCTTAGAGCATTGATTGGACTAACTTCATTTCTTTGTATAGCAACTTTATTTTTAAAATCAACAACACAATTTTCTTGAAGTATACTCCTAACCTTATTAATTATAACATCATTAAGGTACACATCAATGCTCTCTGGAAGAATACCACGAACTTGTTGTATCCCCATTTGTTGTCCGAGTACTCTGAACAACACATGCATCTCTTTTATTGTCATACTAAATATTATTTAGTTTGTTATAAAGAATAGTAACTTGTTGAACATTATCCGGATTCTTAAACCAAGACAATGCTTCTATAATGTTTGCTCCAACAAATTGACCATCAGGTGTAATAATATTTTGACTATTAGCAACCCGAATAAGTTCATTGTGAGCAATAAGTTTTTCTATATTACCAATAAGTTTACAATCTTTGTTTGTACAAATCTTATTAAACTTAACTGGCTCTTCAGAACTAAACTTATCAAGTTCAACTTCTCGTGTAAGTCTATCTTTAGCAAGTGAAGTAATAACAGGATAGTTATTCATAACACAATACTGAATATAGATAGCATCAAACAAACTGTCATCATTATAAGCCTTGATATAATTATCTTTGGCACGAAGTTTCTCAAGTTGGAACTTCTTTGCTTTATCAGATTCTTTCTTATCATCTTTGAAGTAGAATCTAATTCCAACTCCACTGTTTATAAAAGCAATATCTTTTGCAACATCACTATATAACAAACAATGACGATAAAGAATATAATCTTCAAAATTAACAGGATGACCAATACTACATTTAGTAGACTCAAGATTGTTGATTTGTGTTATCTTTTCATTAAGAGCTTCTTCAAGTTTCTTAATATTATTACGATTACACATTTGATAAGTCTCTTCAATTTTCTCTTCTTCTCTCTTAATTCTAATATAATCGCGTTTATGACTATAATAGAAACTTGTATTAAGTTTCTTTCCAAATTCATCAACAGGAACATGGAAATTATTTAGATACATCTTAACACGAGTAACAAAACTTTCATTATTAGGAGAGATACCAAGAAAACTTGGGAAATATGCTTCAACCTCTGCTTTATTAGAAGAAAGAATAGATGAAGATTTATAACTTGAACCTATATAATTAACTTTATCTGGCATAACCTTGTCATTAACTCTACGATATAAAGAATAATTCTTTACAAGAGCAATAGTAACAGAGCGGTTATCAATGTAAGGTTTATCTAAATCTTCAGCAGGCTCAATAGTAGTATCTACTTTGGCTTCTTTCAACACTTCTTCCTTTACAGGGGGTTGAACATCATTATTCTGTGTTTCAACATTAGTTTCAGCAGGACTGCTGAATTTCATACCAACAACAGCTTCACTCATATCTTTTAGATGTTAATTTACTAAAGAACGCACTTCAAGAGGAACATCTTGGTACTATTATCAACTTGAAGACCAAGAGAACTCTTAATTTCATAAGATGCTACATCAATATTAGTAGCAGCATGATTAGTATTAGGAAGACCCCAGCAAGCAGGAATATCGGTCATACCTTCAATTACCTTTGCTTTATAAACTTGACCCCTCTGACGAACCATACGAACATTTTGTTGTCCATTATAAGTAGAGAAATCAATAAAGGCTGCTTGGTGAGAAGTCATTGGAAGTCCAGTGCGAGGATGAACAAATCCATTCTTTTTAGCTGCTTCAGCAATAGTACCCTTATCGAAGAAAGAACAATGTTTAACAGTAATACGATGACCATCAACAGTCTTATATGCACGGAAATAAGCACCATACTCAAGACCATCGCCTTCACCACGAATCTCTTTGTCACCAAGTGGAGTAAGGAATCCATTGTCTTTTGCATCCATTTTGATAGCATTATCAAAATCCTCAATGAAACCTTTACCACCCATAAGAACAATATTCATAGTACCTGCATCAGTGTCTCTATCAAGAACATCACCAATAGTACGATTAATCTTGTTCAAAGTAAGAATCTCACCATAAGTATCATAGTTAGATTCACGGCAAATCTCAAGCATTCCTGAAGTATGAGGAATAGGTTTACCATTATCGCGGTCTTTAAGAAGAACCTCTCCATTAAGATTACGATTATATTCAGCAAGCCACAAACGCTCCTCATTCATAACCCTCATATGAATATGGAATTGACGCATCTCTTCATTAATCCAAAGATTAGATTTACCGCCATTACCATTGTCAAACTCATATTTAGTTACAACGTTAGCAAGATTACCAGCAATCTCTTTAGTGTACCTTTGGAACTCAAGTTGAGAAGTCATTTTTCCATAACTCATGGAATTACTACGATTACCTTTAGAATATGATTCGGAAACCGTAGGAGCACCCATACTCCAATACATTCCTTGAGCAACCCACTCAGCCTTAATTTCAAGCTCTGGATTAGGACTTACAAGACGAACAAGATAAGCATAACCATAAGAACTTTCACCAAGGTCTTTCATAATACGAACTTGAGTTTGTCCATCAGGAGCAGTAAGAGTATATTGCTCAATGAACCAATGAGTATGGAAATGAATCTCAACTTCAGCACCACCTTTACCAACTCCAGTTCCCGTTACATTACAATAAGTAACATAATCGTCAAATTTCATACGACCCATTACAGGCCATGTCCACTGAACTGTATCAATAAGATTCTTATCTTCTACACCACGTTTACCTTGACCTTCAGTAAGGAATGAAAGAGGAAATCTATCATCATCCATACCAAAATTATAAGTAAGGAACGTATTAAGTTCAGCAGGTTGAGTAAGGTTAAGATTTGCAATAGATTCCTCATTAGAGTAACCTCTATCATCATACTTTCCTTGCTCAATAACTCTCATTTTATACATAACAGTAAAATTTTAAATTATTAAACATTAAAGACCAAAATCAATTTTATCTGATTTAGATTTTGGAGTAGCAGTAATTTTAATAGATTTTCCCTTTGTTTCTTTAGATATAACTTTAAGTCTATTAACTTCTTTTTTATTAATCTCCATATCTATAAGATTACTATAACTACCGCCGGTATATTTTAAATATGCACGAAGAAGCTCATCTTGTAACCTGTTTTCTTGTGAATCTTGTTCAAGGTCTTTAGCATATCTTGACTTACCGTCTTTATCAACTTGATAAATATAATTGAAGAAATCATCAACGCTACCACCAAGTTTCTTACCATCAACAGTTCTAACAATAGTATCTGGAAGTTTATATTGTCCAAGTTGTTTAGTTTTAACAATATTATGAACTTTCTCCCAATATGCTCTTGTTGCTTCTCTTTGCTCTTGCTCAACTCTTTCAGCCTCTTTACGAGTTTGTTCTCTTTGTTCTTTATCTAACTCTTTAAGACCTTCAAGTTCATCTTTTGCAACAGTAAAAAGAGTTCCACTCTGTTTAAGATAATCAAGATAACCGTCAATATTACCTTTACGACCTTGTTCTCTCCAAGCAGTTTTAATTATTGCTTCTTGCTGTTCAATATTATTTTCATCAAGAACTATATCATCTCTATTAGGAGTTTGATTAAAACCTTCTAAAGAATTTCCATTAGCAATATAGTAATTCAATACATCATTAAGAATAGGATATTTATCAAATAATTGATTAATAGTTTCAGATTGAATATCATCTTTACTATTTTCAATAACTTGATTTACATAAGATTTAATTCCTTCAGGAGAATCTTCAAATTCAATAACATTTCCAGAATCATCTACAACATCAATACCTATTGCATCTTGAATAGATTTGATATTAATAGATTCTTTATTGTCATCTTCTTGAAATTCTAAAGAATCTTTCCAAGATTGAACATCTTTTGCTTCTTTAAAAATATTCCCATTAGAATCAACAACATCACCTTTTTCGTTAACAGTATAAATTTGTCCATCAAATTCGAGTTCTGTTCCAGGTTCAATAGCATATTCTTTAGAATCATTAGATTCATTAGAATCTGCTGTATCATCTGTGTTATTATCAACAGCATCAACAACTTGATTTACATCTTTATCATCTGCAACTACTTGAGTAACTTCTTGCTGCTGAGTAACATCATTATTACTTTCACCAGCATTGAAACCAAAATCAAAAGTAGGCATATCTTTATGTTTTAATTAAACTTATGTAACAATATTAACAACAAAATATATAATTTCAAAAAGATTATTATTATAAAAAATTTCTAATCATTAAAGTTTATAAAATAAAAAACTCCTCTATTAATTAGAGGAGTTTTATTACATATATTATTTCTTATCGTATTTATTTTTATTTGTTTTAGCAATAGTCAATTTAGTATCAATATCTTTTTCTTTAAGTTTTCTATCTGCTGCTTTATTATAAAAATCTAATGCAACTTTTTGTCTTTCTAACTGAAGTTTTTGTCTATCAACTTCAGAACGTTCAGCATTAAGACGTCCAACAGCTGCTTGTTTTTCATCAATACTAATATCATTTTGATAACTATTCATATTAGCATCTGCGTTAATAAGAGCAACTTCTTTCTTAATAATTCCTTCAACTTCAACAGTCTTTCTATCTTCTTCACCCTTAACTTGAATCTTTTGGATTTCAAATTGTTGTTTAAGTTGTTCAAGTTGTTTATCTCCCTCTTGTTTTTGTAATTCAAATTGTCTATTATCGTCTTGGAACTTCTTAATAAGTTTTTTAATACTTTCTATATTATCTCCAGTAATAGCAGCGATAGCCATCATAGCATCACCATTTTGCCCCATATTAAATGCAAATTGTTTAAGTTGTTGAAGTTTTTCTTTAGTCTTTGCTGAATTCTTTGCTTTTATTACATAATCAGCATAAATATGTTTATTAACATCAAGACTTATATATTTAACTCCACCTTCTTCATCTCTATATGAAGTATCAAGACCATCAATCCAAGCAAGTTTGGAATAATCCATATCTCTACCATAATCTCTTTCACGAGCAAAATCCATAACTGCTTCTACAATAACAGAACCCATAGAACCACGAACAATTGCTTCTTCAGTAACACCTTTGCCTGCTGAATTTGCAATTTCTCCATATCGTTGAGGAGTCATATCAACTTGATTCTTAGCACTTTGCTCAATTTCAAGAAGAAGTTGTCCAAGTTGTGTAATATAATCTCCATAAGAAGCATTAACTATTCTTATCTGTTGAGAACGAAGCATTCCTTGATCGTCTTCATCATCAATATAAAGAACTCCATCAGCAAGCATTTTATGAATAGTAGCATCTGGATTTTCTCCAAGCAAAGACTTAGGAAGAACTAATTGAGAAATTTTATTTTTAACAATAGCCATTTCTCTTTCATAAGCTACAATATTATAAAATACTTGATAAGGCATTACAGTTTCAATAATACTAAACTTACCAAAACCAGGAAGAAGTTCACAAACTCCATTATAAGGAAGTTTACCGTTTCTATTATAAGCGATTGCTCGTGCCTTATAAGGATATACTGCTGCTTCTCTTGTTCCTATTCGTGTACATTCATACACTTGAGGTTCATAATAGTATTCTAAATCAATATCACCTGCTTCTATATTAAGTTTATAATCACCAATTTCTATTCTTTCATCAATAAAACCAGCCTCATTAATATACTTAACAACACACATTCTTCTTTCTCCACGCCATACAACGTGCCATACATCGTAAAGTTGCCCGTTCTTGTCTCGAGCCATTATTGTTTTGTCACGGAAATAGGCCTTTTCGCTTGATGAAAACTTATTGCATACATCGGGAAAGTATCTGTTGTATATGTCAAAGGAAAGGTCTAATTCGGGGCTTGCAGAAGTATATTTTGAGTAATACTTTTCAAGAAATTCCCTATCCTTTGCATTCATTTCGTCTCCAAACTCATCCATGATTTGTTGATAAGTCATTTTACGTCTTTCAGCAAATCCGTCAAAATCTTCAACAAACATATTGTCATTAGGAATAGGAAATGCATCTCTTACAGAAACATTACGTTTAATAAGTTTTGTTCCTTTAACATCAGTATATGTAAAGAATTTACCAAAACTTACAAAATCAAAATATGCACGAGCATAAAGAACTATATCATCAGTACAATCTTTAATTACGTTCAATATTTCACTCCCCTGTGAAGAAATCTCATCAATATAATTTTCGTTAAATTCCTTAATATATTCTTCAATATTAATCTGTTCTTGAGGATTAAATTGTTGAGGGTCATTACCCTCTTTAATCCATTCTGAAAGTTTATTCTGTATTTCAATTGCTATTTGTTGTTCAACAATAGCAGTAAGTTCTTGTTTAAGTTTTACATTCTTTGAAAGAACAACCTCGGGATTATTTGCAGATACAATAAAATCATGAGGATTTTGTACATATTCACTAACATAACGTCTTATAATTCCTTTCATAAGGTCATAATTCCTCATGGTAGCAGGATAACGTTTAAGTTTATCATTAGTGAAATTATATGGATTAAGAACTTTCTTATACAACTCTGGGTCTATCTCCCCATGAAGTATATGAAACATCTTTTCAATGTCATCATGGTCACTGGCAGCAAGTCCTTGTGCTATTATCCAATCACAACAATTTGCATACCATTCGGGTTTTGATTTTTCTGCATCAGAAACTCTCTGATTAGGAAAATCTATAACTTGTGTAAAAACAGCCATATTAAAATTTATATATTGTTAAAACCAATCTCTTGTAAAAAAGTTTTCTTTTTCTTCTGTATCAATTTTCTTTCTTAAAGCAAGATGTTCTTTCGCATTAAGATTCATACCTTTCCATTCAATTCCTCTTAATAGCATTTCAGAAACTCTATCAAAATTTCCAATCGCATTCCATTTCTTTAATTCAAGTATACTTTGATAATCAAAGATATTATGAAAATTTCTTATAGGATTTCCGTTTTCATCTTTTCCAACTTCTTCATAAAGAAATTCTTTAAGAAGTCGTATGGCTTCAAGTTTCTTTGCTTCTCCTGCCATACTATAACCATAAGTATTATTTATTTTACCTTTTATTGTTTGGTCAAAAACATTAAGAGGTTCATAAGATAAATACTTAATAGCATTCCATTTTTTAAAATTACTAACAGTCTCGCCTCGATTTATTTCGACATTAGTTGTTCCAAGACAATTATAAAATTTTGCAAGAAGATAACATATGTTATCTGCTTCTTGTAAAGTATCAGGCCTACCATAATATGCAGCAACAAGTTTTTGTTTAAGACCATTATATATAGTAGGATTTTGCCAAACTTTTATACTATTATGAGAATGTTTATTAGTAATTTCATGTTTATCTTTATCTACACCAACAGGGTCATAAGTAATACTATAAGTTCCTTTAGGTATTTCCTTTACTCCTTTTTCATTTTCAATGTAATCTGGAAAAAACCATATACGAATACATCCATGAGGATCTTCATTACCTCTACGAGGAACACCTTGAATCCAATCATATACTTTCTTACCTTTCTGTTGTAATTGTCTATTTGATATAAAAGAAACTATATTTCCTTTTTCTTCAAGGACACCATCAAGATAAAAATGTAAATCACTATCAACACGAAGTCTATCTTCCCAAGCAGTAAGTTCTTCAGAACTAAAAATATTTTCAGTAGTACTACTAAAAGATTCACATGGCATATTAGCATACTGACCAAGATAATTAATATATTCAGCATACGTTTTAGATTTTTGTTTTTTAATTTCTCGTTCTTGTTCTGCAATAATAAGCCCTAATTTAATATTACTATTACCATCTTTATCTACACTTTTAACACCTTGTACTTCACCTTGAAGTCCCCAACAATATGGTTTAAAAAATCCACAAACTTCTGCTCTACAATCTTTATCCCAAACATTTTCAAAAGGCATAAAATTATGTGCTTTCGGATTATAAAAGTTTTGTTCAAAAACTTGCATATTTCCAGCAGTTGCAGTACCCCAAGCAAAAAGAGTACCTGTAACATAAGCACCTGTTTTCATAGCAGGTTCTGTAACAGTCATAAATTCATCAAAGTTATTCATCTCTGAAACCTCTTCACATTTGACTTTTACAGCGTCCTTACCAATAGCACAGTTAGGATTATTATTTGCAGATACAGAAAGTAATGCACTTTTCCAACTATTATCAGCCTCAACTCCACTTGCTAATTTATAACCTAATCTAAAATCAGTTTTAACACTACTATATATTCCTCTAACAAATGGAGTTTTTTCTTCATAAAATTTTAAAGTATTAACAGAAAAATCAGTTAAACCTCCATTTTGAGTAAGATATTTATTATCGGCAGCAACATGAATTACTGTTTTATGTGGTTGACAATTAATAGCATTAGCACTATCACTTGCCATAATATAAGAGAATCCTCCACGACGAGTTTTATCTATAAGAAGATTAAAACCATTATTTTCAGCAAATTCCATTATATGCCATGTCCAAAACTGACTATCAAGAAACTTTGGAAAATCATAAAATTTATCAGCAGTATTAACATTACCTCGTTTAACAGATGATTCATCAAGTTGTTCCATACGAGTATAATTAAGAAAATTATAATGTCCACCCGTAATTCTAATATTATGAATAGAACCATCTGGATAACGTAAACAAGGTGCTTCAAAACCATGTTTTCTTCTATATTGTTCTCTACGTCTAAATTGTCTATGAGGAATAGAATCTACTTTGAATGTAGTAAATACTTTATGTTTTCTATAATAATCTGCAACTTCAGTAAAATATTCAGTATTAACGAAAGTATATCCCGGATTAATATTCATTAGAAAACCACCACTTTCTCCAATAAGAAATAAATCATCAGGATCTACATAGCCTACATCTTTTGCATGTTTATAATGGCTTTTATCTTCGTTAATGTATTGAAGAAAAGGATATATTTTTTCCATATTATTTTATCAAAAATAAAATGATACTTCCTAATAAACTAACAGTAGTTGTACCTATAAGTATATTATTCAATTTATCTTTACGATTTAAACTTCGTTGAAGATCTTTATTTATTTTCTCATTCATAATAATTTGTTTATGTAACTCTTCATTACTTTGAGAATATAAAGAAACCATATCATTAAGATTATAAATAATAGTATCTTTCTGATAAGAAATTTCTCTATAATAATTACCTTCAATTAATTTAATATTCGCTTTACGAATAATACTAATAGGAACAACTACTGTTGTATCAACCTCATCATCAATTTCTTTAAAGGGGGTTGTCATTGACCAAAGAGTAGAACAACTCAATAGCAGAAGAATCATCAAGAGCTTTACTTTTTTCGACATCTTCTATGTATTTAATTTTATATTTATAAATAATACTATCTCTTTGTATAATATTATAATTAATACTATCTATTTGTTTTATATTATATTCAATAGAATCTTTTTGAATAATATTTTCTATTGTTTTATCATGAATATTTTTAGCAAAACAAATTAAAAATATTGCAAGTATAGTAATAATGACTGTTATAATTACAGACATTGTATTACAATAATCAGCATCACACTCTTTCATTTTATCAATTTATCATATAATTTTTTTGTTGCAGATATACCAATATTAACTGCTGAATCAAATAATTGAAAAGCAAGTTTTTTATTAGTAATATTATCAAGATTTAATTTATCCCAATATTCATCTTTATAAATATCTTTAATACAATTAGTCAAATCTTCATTAGATTTAAGTTCTTTATCAATAGTTTTAGTCTTTTTATATTTATTAACTATTGGGTCAATATATTCATTCCAAATAAGATTTTTAGGATGACTTTTTCTTGAAATACCCATATATGTTTCTCCACCTGCATCATCTGGGTCATTAACATAGCCACCCTCATTCTTAATTAATTTATCAAAAACTTCATCAAAATAACTCATCGTCCTATAACTTTATAATAATATTTATAAGCAGCTGCTTTAGTTATTGGATAACGATTTTCACAATTATAACTAAAACATTTATTAAGTTTCCAAAAATGTAAAAAACCACTTTGTTCTTCTATAAGAAATTTATTAGATTCTTTAACCAATCTATATTTCCCATTTACATCAAGAACTTCTTTTTTCATAAATTTTATTTATTAATCATTAATTACTCTATTAATCCAACCCCTCAAAAACTTTATATTATTTCCTTTAGCAGCAACTTTATTATAATAATCAATTCTATTTAGTTTAAAATTAGCAACATCAAGATTTGCTTGTAAACTATCACATTCAGCAGTTTTAAAACTAATAATAGAATTTAAACTATCTACAACTAAATTATAATTATTACATTTTGATAACTCTTCTTGTAACTCATTCAATCCCCCGTAAAGATATGATATGCATTCATCTTTCTCCTTAATACTCTCTCTTGCATCAAAAAGCAAACAACAAGTTCCAATAAGTATTATACTTAAAAATGCAATAATAGTCATTGTTAAACTTTTCATATTTAAAATAATGTTTGTTGTCTAATTATACTTGCTTCTACAACTTTTTTTCTATCAGTAAGAACAGAAACAACTTCATCACGAAGATATTTCATTTTATATATTGTTGTAGTTTCAATAGGATTTTGTTTAATATGATAAAGACCATCACTAAAACGTTTAGGTCTACCATATTCATTAAGTTCAAAATCGGAATCAATATGACAAAGCCAAAGACCTGCACAAGGAATACCTAAAATATATTCAACCATAAAAGCATAAATAGAAAGTTGCATATTATATACACTTCCATTACAATCGGGAAGATGATTAAGAGGTGGTTTAAGATAATCATATTTTTTAATCCATTCGTTTGTTTCTTGAGCAGGTTTTTGAGATTTATCTTTTTTATAATAACCTGATTCAAATTTAAGACCACCACGATTGGTTTTCCAATCTCCAATTACAAATCTATCATCTCTAATTAATAAAACATCTATTGTTCCCGAAAGTAGAAAATCAATTAGAAATGCACCAATTTCAGCATAAATTTTATATCCTTTGTCTACATAAAATTTAAACAATTCATATACTTTAGGATATTTATTATTAGTAAGTTCTATAAAATCGCTTACTTTTAATTCTTTTACATTAAGATTAATATTAGGTAAATCTGCAACAGTTATCATTTCACCATTATCACGAATCATATAACGAACAGCATCTTTAAACATACTTGAACCTTTGATTCCATCTTCAAGTCCATTATGTGTATTAGTGCCTCGTTCACAAGCCTCATCTTTAATGGCGTTCCATTGCCTTTCAATCTCTTTGATACTCTTTCCTTGTTCTCTTGCTTTTTTCTTAAGCCAATAATATTTATCAAATTCATTGTGATAACTTCCTAAAATAGTAGTAACACTTGAATAAGAATTACCAAGAGTATCATTATATTTATGTCCGTCTTCTTGAAACACAAGTTTTACATCATTATATCGAGTATCTCTTAATTCAAGCATATTTGAGAATTTAAATATTTATATATTTGTTTGTCTAATGTTTCTTTTGTTTTAAGTTCAATATATCCTTTATCACACATTATATCATTTGCAAGTAAAGCAGCTCTATAAAGAACAGAATAATCATCTTTTGAAATATAATCATAAGATGTATAATTTGAACTATCTCTTAAATCTTGTACCATAGGACGAGAACCTTTCTTATAATCTATACATCCTATGTTCATACCAATAGATTGATAAAATTCTACAATTCTATTTGCATTTATAAATCTAACTTTACTTTTAAAATCCATAATCTATTTTACAAAATCACAAACATTTACAAAATCTATACCAAAATTTTCAGCAGTTTGTCTATCTTCAGTTCTATCTCCAATCAATAAACAATCCTCTTTAGAGAAACCATATTGATTAAGTAATCCTAAATAACTATCAAGCATACCTGTATTAGGTTTTCTAAATTTATTATCAATATCAGTTGTAGGACAATATTCAGCATAAACATGACATTCTATATAATCAACAAGACATCGTTTAATATAATTAAGTTTAGCAACAAAACTTAAAGCATCAACATGACCTTCATGAATACCTTCTTGATTTGTAACAATAATAATATATTTCGGATTAAGTTTTTTCAATGCATCAAAAGTATCAAATCTTATTTGCATATCCCAAACTCCTTTAGGAAAAACGTCATCATTTCGAGTTTCAATTAATGTGCCATCAAGGTCTATAAATACAACTTTATAATCTTTCATATTATTTTATACATTTGATTCATCGGCATCCATACTACTTAAAACTGCTGCACCTCCACGAGCATATTGTTGCTCTTCTTCACTTTGAAGATTCTCATAAGCAATAGCAAGAGATTTAGTAAGATTTGGAATACCATTAATGATATTTTTAACTTCACTAATAAGAGCAAGTGTAGAAGTAATTGCTTCTTCAGTAATACCCTCACTAAGTTTCTTATTAAGTAATTCGTTAATTTTAACAGCCGCTAATGAACTTAAATGTATAGATTTTCTCAATGCCTCAAGAGTAACTCCTGCTTCAGTAATATTACTATGATAATATTTATCACGAATACGCATTACTAAAGCATCTGGCTCATAATTTTTAGGCAAATCATAATTTTCAATAGCAGATTTAAGTGCTTCTTTAGGAGAAAGTCCTTGTTGCATTGCTGGACTTTTAGGGTCTCCAAGCCAATAAATAACACCTACTTCTTTTATAAATCTACTTTTATCTTTAGAAGTATCACGAGCATATAATGCTAATACATCTTTATCTTGTAATTGTCTAACACCTGGTGCTTTAGGCATACCTGTATTATCAATAACAAGCATTTTATCAATATTAAGTGGTGTTTTCATTATATATTAATTGTAATTGTTCTTCTACCTCTTCATTAAATTCTATTGGTTCTAATCGAGAAAAAGCAAACATCATTTCTCTTGCTACATCAACACCATAAATTTTTGCATATTTATTATAGTACCTTTTATTAAGTTTTTTTAATCTATTAAGTTTTATTTGTCTTTTATCTTCAAAAGTACAAAAATTAAATTCTTCTTTTAATCTTTCTTGTTTAAACTTTTTAACAGCTTCTTCTCCTTGTTCTTCTCTAATTTTATTAATTTTTGCACTATTTTCTTTATATGCCTTAGAATAAGGATTTTCATAAAATGTTCCAATAAAAGGAATAAGAACACTAATTCCTTGATATAAATAAGAAGCTGTATTCTTTTCAATAAAATCAATTATATCTTCACATATTAATCTATCTTCTTCACTATCAAATTCCAATTCATCAAAGACATCTTCTTTATCTTTTACAGTAACTGGAATGTCAAAATTACTAATTTTTACAATATCTGCCATTACAATATTTCTGTATAAACATCTTCTTTACTTCCTTTAGAAACTGTTGCAGCAATGTCATAAGCATTAACAATTTTAAAAGAAATAGCACAAATATCTTTTACTGAATTATTTTTATCATCAATAACTTCATTATTGATAATTGCACTACTAAATTCTTTATCTGTAGAAATAAGTCTTTGAAGATTAGAATAACTTGCTCCACAAGAAACCGTTGCATGAATTCCACGTTCTACATCAGAAGGTGCAATAACAGCAACATCTCCTATTTTAAATCCAAAATCTTTTTCTACATCAGAATTCATTTTTGCTACAATAGGTGTTACAGACGCATTAACATCTTTTGCTCCTTTTATAGCAGTTCTTACTGCAAAAAGATTATACGAACCTACAAGACAAAGAAGAATTTTTCCTTTACCAAGAGTAAAATGTTTAGTAAGTTCTACAAGAGATTCAGCACTTACTTCATCAATACTTTGTGGAAAACTAAAAATAGCATTGTCTTTTTCTGATTTAATTGTAATCATAACTTTTTATTTTTTATATTTATATTTATTAAATTTATCTTTAGGAGGTTGATTAAATTTTTCTCCTCTACCTTCTTTCAAATTCTGTATCATAATTTAAATTATATGAATCATTATACCTTTTACATCATCTAAATCTATTAGTGATAAATTATAATCTGGATGAATATAAAGAATCCTATTATTCATTTTAAGAATACCTTTACCAAATAAAACATCTATTGCTCTACGATATGTTCTATCAGATTTATCATATTTACTTTCAAGAAACTTACAAAGTTTAGTAATAGTATATTCTTCTTTATCATAAGTTAAATGATAAAATACAAGTCTTTGTTCATAATTACTAACAAGAACTTTAGCATAAAGATTAAATACTGCTTCAGATATAAGTTCTTTTGAATGTTTTTTAACATCCAATTCTAATAAATCTTTTTCGCCATAAGCAATATTTGTATAGCGATTAACATAAAGTATTTTATCATTAACAAAATTAGCACTCATTTCTTCATCAATTTTATAACTTCCAACAAATATATGCAAATTTTGACAACATCCAAATAAAATCGAATTCATCTAAATCTGTATAAAATGATAAATTTTGATACAAGAGAAAATTATGCTAAAGATGCAAGTCAAATTTAAGAGTTTTCGTGGTATCATTATACAATTTATGATTATGATAAACATGAATATAATAATGATAATATTGATGTAATAAAAACCAATCATTAAAGTCATCGTGTACATATACGCGCGTGCGCGCGTTACACGTATGCGCACGTATGTGCGTGTACGTGTATTGTC